AAAGAATATCAATTGGAAAGGTATAAGAATGGTACACAACACGCAAATACTCCACCGCCCAGCTTTACAGAGGCGAAAGAGAAACCAGTATTCAAAGAAAAGATTCAACTGGAGTCAATCAACTCCTTACCAGAAGAGCATTTTGCTAAAAACTATGTTCGACAGAGAAGGATACCCGAGGCCTTACAATCGCAACTATACTATGCGCCAGATTTCGCAGCCTTCGTACAAAGTCTTGGGATTGAGAAAGAAGGACTCCAAAAGAATGACCATCGGTTAATTATTCCATTCTTTGACGAAAAAAAGAATTTGGTTGCGATACAAGGTCGAGCATTAGGTGAATCTAAATTAAGATATATTACAATCAAGTTACATGACGATAACCAAAAAGTCTATGGACTTGATAGGATTGATTTGAATAAACCAATCTATGTCGTAGAAGGACCAATTGATTCTATGTTCTTGGAGAATGCGGTGGCTACTGCCGATTCTAATTTAGAATCTATCATCAATATATTACCTAAAGATAAGGTTGTTCTGGTATTTGATAATGAACCACGTAATAAACAAATTGTAGAAAAAATAAATTCTGCTGTTGATAAACACTTCAATATAGTGATTTGGCCAGAATACATTGATTCTAAAGACATTAATGAAATGGTGCTAGATGGGTTTTCTCCTGATGAAATTCAAGACATTATAAGTAATAATACATTCGTTAATCTTAGAGCTAAAATGGAGTTTGTGAATTGGAAGAAAATTTAATATCATGGGTACAACGAATCTCTGAGAAGAAGGATGAACTTGGTGGATTTAGTATATGTCCATTTGCAAAAAAAGCATTAGAAGATAAAAAAATATTTTGGTCATCGATTGCTTATGAATGTGAATCCTATATACTACGATACATCGAATCAATATGTGATTTTGAATTAATTGTTTTTTATAACCTATCAAAAAATTTAACTGATGAGGATTTATTAAACCTAATATCAAAATTACAATCAAAACGTTCCGACTTAATTTTTTTAAAGGACCATCCAGAAAATCCCGGTTTTATTAATGGATTAAATACAGGTAATCTAGAGTATCCAGTTATACTCGTAAACCCCAAAGATAGATTGATTGAGGCAAGAAATAAATTATTAAAAACAAAGTATTATGACTACTGGTCAGAAGAATATAAAAATGAGATTTTGAATTACGGCAAATAATAACAATAAGGCGATTACATGGAATACCTAAGTATTAATATAGATTTAGAAAGAGATAAACTATTCGATGAACTTGGAATTAAAAGACTTAAAGAAAGTTATATGCGAGAGGATGAAACTTCTCCTCAGCACAGGTTTGCATTTGTATCGAAAGCATTTGGAAGTAATCTTGAACATTCTCAAAGATTATATGACTATGCTAGTAAGCATTGGTTATCTTATAGCACTCCCATTCTTTCTTTTGGTCGCAGCAAGCGTGGTATGCCTATATCATGTTTCCTTAACTATATTGAAGATACTGCGGAGGGATTAGTTGATAATCTTTCGGAAACTAATTGGTTATCTATGTTGGGTGGTGGTGTCGGTATTGGTTTTGGTATTCGGTCTGCCGATGATAAGTCTACTGGTGTTATGCCACATCTTAAAATTTATGATGCGAGTTCTTTGGCTTATCGTCAAGGTCGTACTCGCCGTGGTAGCTACGCCGCTTATCTTGATATTAGTCATCCTGATATTATTGGGTTCCTTGAAATGCGTAAGCCGACTGGTGACCAAAATCAAAGGTGTTTAAACTTACATCATGGTATCAATATTACAAATGACTTCATGCAGATTATTGAAAACTGTATGTTGGATCCAAGCGCAGATGATTCATGGCCATTGATTGATCCTAAGTCAAAAGAAGTAAGAGAAACTGTATCTGCTAAGATGTTATGGCAGATGATCCTAGAGTTAAGGATGCACACAGGAGAACCATACTTACATTTCATTGATACAAGTAACGAACATCTACCACAATGGTTAAAAGATAAAGGATTGAAAGTACATCAATCTAATTTATGTTCAGAAATTATTTTACCAACTAACGAAGAACGAACAGCAGTATGTTGTTTATCTAGTTTGAATTTAGAGAATTACGATGAATGGAAAAATGAACCATTATTTCTTAAAGATGTTGCTGAAATGCTTGACAACGTGCTTCAGTATTTTATTGATAATGCTCCTGATTCCATTAGCCGTGCTAAGTTTTCTGCTAGTCGTGAAAGAAGTATTGGAATTGGAGCATTAGGTTTCCACGCATATCTGCAAAGAAACGGTATTGCCTTTGAAGGTGTTATGGCTAAAGTTGCTAATAATAGAATTTTCAAATCAATACGAAAGGGTTTAGATGAAGCAAATCTTCAACTTGGACTGGAACGTGGTGAAGCTCCTGATGCAGTTGGTACTGGCCGTAGGTTTAGTCATGTTATGGCTATTGCTCCCAATGCTTCTTCTTCCATTATCATGGGCAATACTTCTCCTAGTATTGAACCTTACCGTGCCAACGCTTATAGGCAAGATACTCTTTCGGGTTCTTTCTTAAATAAGAATCGTTGGTTAGATGAGTTGATTATTGAAATATCAAATCAAAAACCAGAAGATTGGTACAATGAAGTTTGGTCATCTATTATTGCTAATGATGGTTCGGTGCAACATTTAGACTGGATGTCAGAGAACGATAAAGAAGTATTCAAAACATCAATGGAGATTGACCAACGCTGGGTTATTGAGTTGGCTGCAGATAGACAACAATATATTGACCAAGCACAATCTTTGAATTTATTTTTTAGACCAGATGCAAATATTAAATATGTTCATGCTATTCATTTTATGGCATGGAAAAAGGGACTTAAAACTTTATACTATTGCCGTTCTGAAAAAATTGGTAAGGCCGATAAAGTTTCTAAGAAGATAGAACGACAAGTTATTAAAGAGCTAGATATGACACAAGTAGCTCAAGGTAACGACTGTATTGCTTGCGAAGGATAAGAATGATTAAGAAAACAGATTTAGATATTACAAAAGAAAGAACTTATTTTAAGCCTTTTAACTATCCTTGGGCTTATGATGCATGGTTAAAACATGAGCAGTCACATTGGTTACATACAGAAGTTCCTATGCTTGAAGATGTTAAAGATTGGAAGAAAAGATTAACCGATAGTGAAAAGAAATTTCTTACACATATCTTTAGGTTTTTTACACAAGGTGATATTGATGTGGCTGGTGGTTATGTTAAAAATTATTTACCATACTTTAGTCAACCTGAAATTCGTATGATGTTAATGGGCTTTGCTGCTCGTGAAGCATTACACGTTGCTGCATATTCACATTTGATTGAAACATTAGGATTACCAGAAACAACATACTCAGAATTTATGGAATATGCTCAAATGAAAGAGAAACATGATTATATCATGGACATCTCCGCTAAGAATACTACAAAAGAAAATACAGCAACACATATTGCCGTATTCTCTGCCTTTACTGAAGGTATGCAGTTATTCTCATCATTCATTATGTTACTCAATTTCCCACGCCATGGTAAAATGAAAGGTATGGGACAAATCGTAACATGGTCAATCGTTGATGAAACACAACATGCCGAAAATATGATTAAATTGTTTAGGACATATATAGAAGAAAATCGTGAAATCTGGAATGATGATTTAAAATCCAGAATTTATGTTATCGCCGAAAAGATGGTTGAATTGGAAGATAAGTTCATTGACCTTGCTTTTGAAATGGGTGCAATGGAAGATTTAACCTCTGAAGATGTTAAGAAATATATTCGATATATAGCAGACAGACGTTTGATTTCTTTAGGACTCAAAGGTGTGTTTAAAGTAAAGAAGAATCCTCTACCTTGGGTAGAAGAAATGATTAATGCACCTACACATACTAATTTCTTTGAGAATAGAGCAACAGATTATGCAAAGGGTGCATTGAGTGGTAATTGGAGTGAAGTTTGGGCTTAATGAAAGGTGAAAATGAAAATTATTGTTACGGGTGGTGCAGGGTTTATAGGTTCAAATCTTGTAGATAAATTAATTGAAATGAAAAATGATGTTACGGTGATTGATAACGAATCAGCAACATCAAATGACGAATTCTATCATAATAAAAAAGCAAAATATGTCAAAGAAGATATTGCTGATTATCCTATGATTCGTTATCTGTTTGATGGAGTAGATTATGTGTTTCACTTGGCGGCTGAATCTCGAATTCAACCAACAATTGATAATCCATTACTTGCTGTAAGAACTAATGTGTTAGGTACAGCAACCATATTACAATGTGCAAGAGAAGCAGGAGTTAAGAAGGTAATTTATTCTTCAACATCTTCTGCATATGGTAGAAACACACCACCTTTGTTTGAAGAAATGCTTGAAGATTGTTTGAACCCTTATTCTGTATCTAAAGTATCAGGTGAAAAACTTTGTCATATGTATACAGAATTGTTTGGATTGCCAACAGTAGTGTTTAGATATTTTAACATTTATGGTCCAAGAGAACCTTCTAAAGGACCATATGCACCAGTTGTTCGATTATTTTTAAGACAAAAAGCAAATAACGAACCATTGACGATTGTTGGTGATGGTATGCAACGTAGGGATTTTACGCATGTTAGTGATGCAGTAAATGCCAATATATTAGCAATGAAATCTAATGTAACGGGATTGTTTAATATTGGTACAGGAATAAACCATTCTGTTATTGATTTGGCTAGAATGATATCTGATACTGTTACATTTATTCCACCTAGACAAGGTGAAGCTAGAGAAACATTAGCAGATAATTCAAAAGCTAAAAAAGATTTGAAATGGGAACCAAAAATAAAGTTAGAAGATTATATCAACGAAAGCCTACAAAGAAAAGGTTAATAAAATGCAAAAACAATTATCAGCCGAGTGTGAAAATTGCGAATCATCTTATAATGTAGTTTTCATGGAAGAATTCGTATCACAAGAGTTACCAGAACATTGTCCGTTCTGTGGTGAAACCATTCAAGAATTAGAAGAATATATAGAGGATGATGAACCACTTGACGAAGATGAGGAATGGGACTAACTTGGCAATACAATGATAAAGATTTTACGGAAGACTTGATTGGTGATAATTATGGGTTTGTTTATCAGATAACCAATCTTACTAATGATAAGAAGTACATAGGCAAGAAATTTTTTTATTCTGCCAAAACCAAACAAGTCAAAGGTAAGAGAAAGAAGTATAAGGCGCCTTCAGATTGGCAAACTTACTACGGGAGTAGTGACAGTTTAACCAAAGATGTGTTACAATTAGGACACGATAATTTTAAACGTGAAATTCTACATCTTTGCCGTTCTAAAGGAGAATGTGGTTATCTTGAAGCTAAAGAGCAATTTATCAAAGGTGCTTTAGAATCAGATGACTATTACAATACTTGGATAATGGTACGAGTGAGGAAATCACACATACAAGGACTATTATGCTCGACTGGCTCAATCCAATAAAAAACGAAAAATTTGATGTCATGTATTTTATTGCTGGCGATGAAAAAGATTCTATTGACATTCAATTAAGGCAGTTCAAAGAAAATGAAGAATCTATAGCTAATACAAAATTAGGAGAGTGTTATCAAATTTTGTTGTATAAACACGACACAAATGGTACTTGTATTCATCCAGATAAATTTGAAGCTATTCTTATTGACCCACTAGAATATATCTCTGCACTAATACCACAAGATTGGTGTGGTATAATTGCCAGAAAAACTAAAAATTCTCACAAAATTATTGATAATTTGTTTGACAAAATGACGAAAGTCTGATACAATAGAATTTTGAAACTATTGAAAGTTTATTATGATTCTCGTTGATTTAAACCAGGTATTACTTGCCGGTCTTATGGCACAAATATCAAACCAAAAAAATACCAAGTTGGATGAAAATCTAATTCGTCATATGGTATTAAACATTATTCGCAATCATGTAAAGAATTTTAAAACAGAATACGGTGAAGTAGTATTATGTTGTGATAACCGTAAATACTGGCGTAAAGAATTTTTTCCTTTTTACAAAGCAGGTCGTAAGAAAACAAGAGAAAAATCCGATTTAGATTGGCATTTGATTTTTGATATTCTTGCCAAACTGAAACAAGAACTCAGAGAAACATTTCCATATAAAGTAATTGATGTTGAAGGTGCTGAAGCTGATGATATCATTGGTACATTAGTTCCAATCTATGCTCGTGACCAAAAGATTTTGATTCTATCGAGTGATGGTGACTTCTTGCAATTACAACAATATGGTTCTAATGTTAAACAATATAATCCATCATTGAAGAAATATATCAAATCAGAAAATCCTTTACTTGAATTAAAAGAAAAGATTATTCGTGGTGATAAAGGTGATGGCATTCCTAATATGTTCTCACCATCAGATTGTTTTGTTCGTGACCTCCGTCAAAAGCCAATCACTAAAAATGTATTAGAAAAATACCTTAGTGAAAATGTTGAGAAGTATAATGATACAGATAAGGCAAACTTTTCTAGGAATTCGACCTTAATTGACCTTACAAAGATTCCACAAGAAATTAAACAAAAGATTATAAATACTTATGATGAAACAAAACCGGCATCTCGCCAAAAGTTATTGAACTATTTTATGGAACATAAACTTAAAAACCTAATGGAAGTGATTGAGGAATTCTAATGAAAAACATTTATGAAGTATTTGATGAATTTGAAGCAGCAAAAAATAAAAAAGAAAGAATGGATGTTATAGCAAAAAACTTAACCAAAACATTGGTTCAAGTTTTAGAGTTAACTTATCATCCACAAATTGAATGGCTAGTGCATGATATGCCAGAAAATTTCAAAATCAAAAATGTTCCAGAAGGTATGGGATATGCTCAACTATCCACCGAAATCAGAAAACTCTATTTGTTCAGAAAAGGTGAACCTGCCGCTCACGCATTAAACCCGAAGAAACAAAATGAAGTTTTATTACAATTACTAGAATCATTAGAACCAAGAGAAGCTGAAGTGGTTGCTGGCATTTTTAGAAAAGACCAAGGTGTTAATGGTTTAAATTATAAATTTGTTAAAGAAGCTTTTCCACAATTGTTGCCGTAACAAAAGGAGATATGATTGACTAAATTTGTAGGTAAATTTCGTAAAAATAAAAATTACAATGATGATTATAATTACGAAGTAAAACGGCATCGTGATGAGCATTCCGAGATTAAAAAATTATTGACTAGGGATTATGAGTATCAATTGGAAGATGTAAAAGAATACCTAGAAGATTATACCGACAAGTAGTTGTTTCCATACAACACATCACTTGACATATAGCCTATATTATTATATAATAGAACTTCTATTGATACAGGAGTTTTATTATGATGATTTACGGTTACATTCCAAAATCCAAGCCTAAAAAACTGTCAAAAGCTCAACAAGAGCAGAAAGCTGCTTTCATAAAAGCGCTAAATCAAATTGCCGGCAAAAGTTATTCAAAAAGTCCTGCAAAAAAATCATCAATTTCAACAAAAAGTAATACTCCTTATCGTAGAGAAACACCAAAATACGAATCCTTGAACACCGGATTTGTTCCTTGCACAAAACCTGTCGAAGGAAACACATATACTGGCGAAAAAATGAAAGGAGTTGCGACAATGCACAAATCCAACGCAGTTCCTGTGTTTACCGACAACGAAGCTAAAGAAATTTCGAGTATGAGGAGATAAAAATGTTACAAAGACAAGAGGAAACGCAAATTTTGAGAGGAATTGATGAAATTATGTTCAATTTACGTCATGTACCTATTGATGATGTCGCATATTTTTTAGTAAAATTCAATCCGAATCTTGCGGATGAGTTAGCAACTGCAATTTCGCAACAATTTTTTGATAAAAACGAAG